ATGAGGACTATAGCCGCCGTAAGTATCAACAATAATCTTACGACCTGTGAGACCTGTATCGCCATCAGGTCCGCCAATAACAAACCTACCAGTAGGATTAATAAAAAATTCAGTGTTGCTGTCAACATATTGCTCCGGTAAGATACTGCGAATTACACTTTCAACGGATTGTCTAACTTGCTCAATGCCCACAGACTCGTGGTGTTGTGTTGAACAAACAACTTTGGCAATGCGTCGTGGAGTACCGTCATCGTTGTATTCAAATGTTACTTGGCTCTTGGCGTCGGGGCCCAACCAATTCAGTGCTAGACTCTTGCGTACCTGGGTCAATGTCTCCACAATGCGATGGCTCCAATAAATGGCACTGGGCATGTGGTTGTCGGTTTCATTGCAGGCATATCCAAACATGAGTCCTTGATCACCAGCACCAAACGTGTCTGTGCCCAGCGCAATATCAGCACTTTGCCCATGCAACAGATTGGTAACTTCCAACGTTTGCCAGTCAAAGCCTGCCTGCTGGTAACCAATGTTCTTGACTATCCGACGCACAGCAGATTCTACTTCCTCATGATGCAACACACCTTTGTATTCACCAGCCACAACCACGCGATTGGTAGTGACCAAGGTTTCGCAGGCACAGCGCAGCGTGGGGTCTTGATGTTGCATCACAAGATCCAACACAGCATCCGATATTGCATCGGCCACTTTGTCGGGGTGTCCCTCGCTCACGCTTTCACTAGTAAACAAATAACTCATACATTCCTTTTAAAATTTATCACAGTGTGACATCTTCCATGCCAGCTGTGCGCAGTTTGACCACGTGACCCATTTGCCACTGCTTGGTGTCAAGGCCTTTCATGATACCCAGCCAACGATTGCGCAACAATGCCACTTCGTTTATGATGGTTTCAAAGTCCACAACTTCATCCTCACCATCCACGTATTTTTCAGCGTCGCGACTGGTCAAGGCACGTGCGTAACCTTCAAGATACTTTTGAAAGTGGCGACGTCGCAATTTGCGTAGCTGTATGTTGAGATAGTTCAGCACAGCTTCAATCTCTTGTAGTTGATTGAATCTGTGTTCGGTGATGCCGGGCAGTTCTTTGATGTTGCGTTCCAGCACACCAGATACTCGGCAGTCTGATTTGGCCTGTTCTAGTTCAACCTCATAATGTGCAATGAAGTCTGGTATGCAGCCTAGATCAGCAACAACTTGGCTGTACCACATCAGTCATCCCAGTTTTCGTCGTCGTAGTCAGCTTCTTCTTCCTCGTACTCGGCTTCGCTTTCGTCGTGTCCTTGATCAAGATAGTCAGCCAAGGCACGTTTGACATCAGTGTCATGCGCAAAGCTCTCACGGATATCCTCGGGATCGCAATCATGTTCAATCATGATGGCAATCATGTTTTCGGCTGCTTCGTTACGATCCACGGTGTTGATGTAACGCTTGAGTTCGCCCCAAATTTCATTGATCATTCCCACTTGCATTATTCGCTTTCCTCTTCAACTGTAGCAACGGTTTCTTTTTGATTCTTGAAGTCTCGCATGACTTTGTCTAGGCAGCCGTCTTCGTTAGATTCCCAACCCTTGCGAAAGTATTTTATGATCTCACCGTCAGAGGTCACAAACATCAGTCGGTTGCCATCTTTCTTGAGCAAGCCTTTTTTCTCAGCCAAGTCTGTGAGACCCGAGTAAGGGTTCATCCCAGTTTCATATGGAATCTTGACCTGCACGCCTTCAAAAGGTTTGGCATAACGTGTTTTCATGACCTTGCAGGCCGATCGAATACCCATGACGTCACTGACTTTGTTGCCATCTTCGTCTTCTTTGAGCTTGAGTTTCTTCATAGCCACCACAATAGATGAGGCATAGATAAAGCCCTGACCACCCGAGATCTTGTCGTCAGGGTCAAACATGTCCTGACTGGCGTAGGTATGATTGGTACACACCAGGCCCACGTTGTAGCTACCAAACATGTTGACACAGTTACGAACCAAGGCTGTAAGTGCTTTGGGTTTACGCCCCAAGTCACCTTTCATTTCGCCTGCATCAAATTGGTTAACGTCTGTGGGTGTGAGCAACATGCCCAAGCTGTCAATCACAAACATGACCTTGGGACGTTCGCCTTCGGCCAAGGCCTTGTAGTCCGACATGAATGTGGAAATAGTCTTGGCCACGTCGTCAATCATGGCCATGCTGAGCTTGAGCAGTTTGCTTTCGGAAGTGTCCACGCCCAAGGCCTTGAGCCAGTCTTCATCTAGGGCGTTTTCTGAATCAATCAGCACCACAAAGATACCTTGCTCTTGTGCGTTCTTGATGATGTTGCCCGAGCAGATGTAACTCTTGCCAGCGCCTGATTCTCCAGCAAACACAGTGACTTTACCCAAGGGAATGCCACGGTTGAAATCACCCGAGATAAGATAGTTCAAGGCATAATTCCCGGTGCTGACCCAGTCAGTGGGATCATTGAAGCCAATAGAGAGGCCGTCAATGCTCTTGGTAATTTCCTTGCGGAACTTTGATACGTCAAATGGTTTGGCCATGATATTTTTCCTTAATATGCTTATATTATACTATACTTTGTTGTCAAGATCATCTTGATATTGCCGTTTTCGACATCGGAGTTGACTGGCGTGATCTCTAAATACTCACACTCTATGCCAACTTTCTGTAGTTCTTTCAGTTGTATTGCAACTATGTCAACTACTGAATATTTTAATCTATCGTAATAAATATGCCAGTCTGATACGCTTAGATAAATTTTACCCGTCTTTTTGAGCCATGTCAGCAGATTTGGTTTACTGAGCCCTGACCGATTTATACGTTGATTTACCAAAAAGTCCAATATACTACTGTTATACTTTTGCGACAGTGGGTTTATTAAAATTAGATTATCAAATTCTCTATCAAAGTCAATGCCTTGATTACTATATAGCATGCCATCTACTGATTTGATCGGACAAGGCAAAACTTCTACTACTGTTATGTCTGGCATAAAGTCTTTGAAAAACAATCCTCCACTGTTGAACACTACGGATGAACCTTGACAACTTTCAATTATTTTTTGAGACCAAGGATCACAAATTTTTTCTGCTCTGTGCCGATTTCTAATGTAGGAATCCCATTTGTACAATGCGTTCTTCCACATCTTGTACCTTGCGACTCTTGTGGTTTTCATGTTACTCTTTCCATAAAAAATATTTTATGTTTGGGTGCACAAAAATATAATTACTTCCTTCTATCATGTAGCCTTGTTGGTGTGCCAATTGTAAAGGATTGTCAATTACTGTACTTAGATCCTCGATGCGGCCAGCAAACGAGCAGTTTTTCCTAAACACAGTGTTAATATTTTCACTGTAGGTTCCTGTTAATGTTTCATCAAAATGCATCGGTGCAAGGTAATAACTTAACGCTGCTATGTAAATACCACGTTTACTTTTGTTATAACAGTTTTGGTAGAGAGAAAATAGTTCTTCAAAACGAAGTTTACTCAATTCGATATCTGTAATAATGTAGAGATCTGGCTGTTGTCCTGGTGCGCATTCAAAAGTATTCAGTAGCTGTTTGATGCTATAATGACAATAATCAAAATTCAAAGATAAATCCATTGGTGCTATAATGTTGGCCAACACAGTATCTGGCGGAATATTATTCCACCCTTGTACGTCCTTTTGCATTTTATACCAATCGTGAAATCTCTTGCTCATGACAATATTTCTATTAGATGACTTGTGCTAGTTGGCGGAGCATGTAATAGAGTCAAGTCAATATGCGAAACGTTGTAATGCTTCAGCAGCATCGAATGACACATTGCAGTCTCGTAAAAACTCAAATCAATCTCGTGTATTTTTTTTAAAATAACATTGTCAACTATCTTTTGACATTTTGCTACACTATCGTAATACGTCTGATTTGAAGCTGATGCAAGTTTGCAAAACTCTTCTACTTGACTGTGTACAGGAGTAAGTCCTAACTGATCTAACCATGCAGAAATATGTGCTGGATTATTCCAATAATCTACAATGTCCAATTTGTAATCACAATCTATATACCAATCCGAATCGGACGATATTTTATCCTTTAGTGTTACTGACAGTATTTCTAGCTGCTCACCGTATGTCTGTCCGTGCTGCTTGTATACCACAGGATCATTGTGATTTGGTATATCGCCTATCCACTTCTTTAGTCCCATTAGTAAAATTAAATAACGACCAAAAAAAGTTGTTGATGTAGAACAAGCCACTTTGTTGCCCAACGCTTGTTCTGCAAGTACATTACATTTAGGATGCTGTAGTCGAAACAACACACATTGAGGAATATAATGATGTAAGTTCTGTTGATTGATAAAAGAGGGGAACTCTTTGTTCCCCTCTTTTGTGCATGTCTCAATGAGAGCCATGGTTGTATGGCCCATAGCCCCATTATGATAGCAAAAAACCAACATTACTGTTTGTTTTGACGTGCGCGAATCATGGCCAAGATGTCCTGCGCATTGCTAGCAGACTTGGCCGCAGGGGCTTGCACTGGTGCCGACGCAGTGGCGCCATCGTCAGTGTCAAAAGGGGGATCGTCTTCACGAACAGCAGGCTTGGCAGCAGCCACTGGACGAGCCGCAGGCTTGGCTGCTTCGTCGGCTTCGTTTCCGGCTGCACCGCCTGGTGCTTGCACACCGGCTGGACGGAAGTATTGTCCCCAGCGTTCAGTGTCATAGGGCTGACCATCCACCGAAGCTTCAAACATTTCCTTGATCACTCGCAATTCCACGTCAGTGGGCTTCTTGGGCAAGAATGTGTTCAAGTCAAACAACTCGTGTTTGTTGATGGCTTCCAGTTCAGTTTCGGTCAAAGCCGACTCTTTTCTGGCCCATGAGCTGGTGTTGTAGTCAGCAAAGCCGCCTTTGGCAGTCTTGGTGATACGGAAGTCCAAGCCACGCAAGTAGTCAGTGGGGATTTCCTCAATTTCGGTATCCATCAAAGCAGCCTTGATGATGGTAAAGATCTGCGGTCCAATGATGAAACGTCGAATTGGGTTTTCTGGGGACTTGTCATCGCTGAGAGGATTCTGACGAACCAAGCCCTGCATGATGTAGCTGCGTTTTTTCCAATACTTGCGACCCATTTCTTCAAGGCTCTTGTCCTTGAACCAGGTACGCACTTCGGCCAAGATAGGGCAAGCTTCGCCCCACATTTCCACACATGGCACTTGTACCATGACTTGTTTGCTTTCCATTTCGCCCTTGATGCCGTTGAACGGCAAGCGAATCATGGCTCGCTCCACCCAGAAAAAGGTGTTCTTGTTGTTGCCATCGGGGAGGAAGCGCACAGTGGCCGATTGGCCTTCTTCCATGTTCCAGTGCGGGTAGATTGAATTATCACCGCCTGTTGATTGACCGCCTTGTTTGTTTTCAGCTGCCTGTAGTCGTGCTCGAATTTCTGCTAAAGATGCCATAGTAATTTCTCCTGTAAGTTGCCTATGTTTATGTTGCCTATCTAATTGCTTAGATCAAAGTTGCCTGTGACACTAAGGAAAAAGCGCATACACCACAGTAGTATATGCGCCTTTGTACTCTGTGTCAAGAGTATTTATGAATTACTTTGCCAAAGCCAATTTTTTCAAGTGATTCAATTCGCTTTCGTAAAAGCTGTCGGTCACAGCACCACGATGGTCCATGGGATTGGTTGAGTCTTCGGCCACACCTTGATCCGTGCTATGGCCGTAATCTTGTTCTATGCGATCTACCACAATGTCAAGAATCTGTTCAAAATCATCATCAGGGTGTAACCTGTGGTCTCTGGCCACGTCGTCATACATATCCTGCAACACCATGGCCACATATTCTTGAGCTCCGCCTCGAGGATGATTCATGACATCATAGGCATCCACTTCGCCGTCAAGGATTTGATCAAAAACCTGTCGCTTGTAATCAGCTTGCATGCCTTCTTCCATGGGAGCCACAGCACCAGCCACAGTGCCGCCCATGCTTTCCATGTAGTTGCCACACTCTTTCAATCCATGAACTGGGCAGCTCATGCCTTCGGCAGTCATGTTGCAGGTGCCTTCAGAAAGTGATTTGTCTGGTGAATTCTGATCTTGGTTGGGTCTAAGATTTTCCAGTCCCAGTTCAGATACACGTTTCCAAACCTGGTCGTTGTCCCAGATATTGGCGTCAGGATCTTCCTGAGCAATGGCACCAATGATATCAAACAACTGATCATCACCAATCAAATCGTACAGTTGTTCTGTGGCATTGGTCCCGTCGGGGCCAGCCATCAAGGGTTGACTCATGAGTTCTTTCAACCTCTGTTGGTCTTCGTCGGTTTCGGGCAAAGCCCAAGTGCCTTCACCTAGATTGGCTATCCAGTTTTCAAAAATTTCTACTTCTTTCATGTTGGATCCTTGTTGTATACGTGCCAGCAGCGGCAAGGCAGCTTCAATTCTATCGTCAATGCGTTGTTCTACAAACAAAGCCTTGATATTTTCTACCAATGCTTCTTGTGGTTGTACCTGTGCTGGGTGCCAGGTTTCAAAATAAGCAGCATAGCCACGTGGGTTAGCCATGTGTTGTAAGTTGTGTCTCACATCAGCGTAATAGGCATCAACTTGTTCTACTAGATCTTGTGTGACACCTTCGGTTACACGATTGTGTGCAGCACGACGGAATCGACTCAGTACCTTGAGTTCAGTGACCATTTCAGTGATGTGATTGCCGCGGATGTCATAGGGCCTGCCGCCTTGACGCACATGTTCCAGCATGGCACGACCGGCCATGAGATTCACAAACGGTAACTTGAAACGTTCACCTTCTGCGGTCTCAATAAACAAGCTGTCCACATGTCGATGTCTGGCATCAGTTTCACTGAGTCTACGACTGTGCTTGATCATGAGTCTGGCTTCGGTGGCCTGTCCATGATAGCTGACTTGGCGTGTGCCATAGTAGCCTTCAAACAGGCCTTCTTTGATGGCGGCCAACCCACTCTGCACATGTTTGAGTCGGCTAATGTCTGTGGGAGTCACAGTCCAGCGACGTCGATGTGCAAAGTCTCTTAGGTGATGTTGAAAATCAAAAAACGCTTCACGATCTTCGGCATTGTCCATGGCACGACCAAGGTTGTCGCCGTACATGATTTGCATGTCGTTTTCGGCGCCCAGTACAATGACCATGGTGCCGTAGTTTTTGCCCGACGGGCTGCGGTAGTCAAAACTAAAGATCTTGGCTTCATCGGGCTCATTAACCGGTTGCCCATTGGCACCCAGCATTGAAGACTCAAAATTCTGTGTGACCAGGAGATCTTGCAGTTGACTGGCGATGTTGTTGTCTTTTGCCATAGTGTAGTATTTAGCGCATGATGCTGATGAACGGCATGGGTTCAATCACGTTGTCTGAGTGATCCTTGAGGTGTCGGTCAAGATCGGCGTGATAAGTCTGCAACAGCATCAACATGCGTGTGGCCAGCAGTCCTGACATCACTAGATCGTCAGTTTCGCCAGGTTTGGCAGCATAACTGGAGCCGTTGGCCACAAAGGTCTTGAGCTCGCTGAGAAATAAACGACTGTTGATGCGCATGCGACCAGATTCTACCAAGACTTTGAACTTGTTGCAGGCCGTGATCTTGGCTTTGTTGGTGGTGTTGAAACCTTTGCGGAATCTGCGGCCTGTAGTACCCGTCACCGAGTTGTCGCTGAGAAAATAGCCTTGTATACGGTCTTCTCCGTATTCAGTGATTGAAATTAGGGCTGCTTCACCAATGGTATTGTTTTCCACACTGTAGTAAATGCTTTTTTCGTCTCGCACCACAGCATAGAGCTCATTCACAATTTCAGCCATGATTTTGATTTGATTGGGAATGTCAGTTCGATTGTGACGCCACTCGGCCACTTGAATTGTGGTGTCAGCTTCAAATACCTGTATGGCAGCAGGATCACCGCCAGTGCCCAAGCTGGGATCAAGAGCCACAATGTAAATTTTGCCAGGTTCGGGCTCTTTGTACCAGCGCACTTGTCCGCTCTTGCGTATGGGGTCACGTCCTTCCAGTTCCAAGAGCTTGACCGGACTGATCAGGGTCTCGTCGTTGATCACAAACTCACAGTCCATCTCGCGACGAAAACGTTCTTCGCCCAGCTGAGCACGCTGCTCCTCGGCCCAGGTTTCGTCACGATCAGGGTGCTCTCGCCAGTAGGCTCGATACGCACGGAATCCGTTGATGCCCAGGCCATTGGGTCTGGGATTGCCATACTCGTCTTCTACTTTGTTGGCGCCTTTCCAGATGTAGGCAAATTGGTCTTCGTCTGAGTTGGGAGTTGAAGTGATAATGGCCTTACCGCCTGTGGCCAAGGTGGGCGAAATTGAAGTCCAAAATTCCTTGGCAATGGTAGGCCGCACAAACGCAAACTCGTCTGCGTACAGCAGCGAGATAGACATACCTCGGCCAGTGTTTTCAGTTGTGGTGGCCGACACAATTCTTGAGCCGTTGTCAAACTCCAAACTGCCTTTGTTGTAGCTCACGGCACCAGCACGAATGTGATTAGGGCACAGTTCGTAGGCAAAGCGAATACGCTGCATGATTTCCTGAGCACCGGTGTACTTGTGCGCAGCAATTAGAATTGTACTGTCTGGAACAAACATAGCATACCACAGCAGGTAGCCCCCTGCCGATGTTGACTTGCCGGTTTGTCGAGGCATGAGACTGATGGAGTAACGATAGTTGTGATAGGTCTCGATCAGTCGGCGTTGGTACTCAAACGGATGATACACCATTTTGCCACGAGTGGGATGCTGGATCCAAAAGTAGTTGTCCATGAAGTACATGGGCCCCGTGACAGGATCAGCACACAACGAAAACTCCAAGAGCTCTTGGTCAGTGTATGTTTCTCTACGGTGCGGTGCTTTGACCAGCACTGTGTCTAGTGTACCTGGTTTGATCATAAAAAATTCAACAGTGTGTAACTGGTGACCCTAAATTCATTGTCAGCCACGGCCACAGGCATATCGTGCCACAGGCCTGGTTCATTCATACTGCCTGTGGTGTTGACCATGACATAGCCGTTGTTGGGTTCAAACCTACTGACAAATCTTGTTTGTGTGCGGTGTTGATCTTGATAGAATTGTGTGCTGAGATTTTTTCGACCGTGCCAAGCCAGCTGTATGGCTCCGGGCAATGTACCATC